CCGCTAACCTCACCGGAGGAGGCTGACGCTTGGAGAGGAAGCCGCAAAGGCATTGGTGGGAGGCAAAGCCACAAGCAGCTTGCGGAAGCCCACCAGCAGCAGGAGGTGAAATTCCAAGAGGTCGCTTCATCGCTCACGGAGGGACCGTACAGACCGCCGGAAGCGGCAACCGCGGTCAATGCGTCTCTGGTCGCATCGGACACTCCTGCGGGAGCCTACGAGCGCCAAAAGCAGATTGAGCGAGCCTCATATGGTTTGGCGGTTCAAGCGTTGCGGAACAAGACGATGGACGCAGGACGCATGGTAACCGTCCACGCTGCCGCAGCGAAGAACCTCATCAACGCCCGTCAGGACGTCCTCGCGCTTGCCGAAAAGGAGCGGTCGCTTGTCTCTGGCTCTTGGGTCAAGAAGGTGATGCAAGAACACGATGGAGCCGTTGCAAGCCTTCTGAAAGCGATGCCAAAGCAACTTGCCGGACGTATCGCTCCGCATGATCCAGAACACGCTGAACGGGAATTGGACCGTTGGGTCCAAGAAGTATGTCTCAAGACTCTGCATTCAACCGATCCATGGAAGTAACTCAAATTGAACTCCTGCTGGTCTCCAGCCTTATCCCATACGCTCGTAATTCTCGGACTCACTCCGATGAGCAAGTGGCGCAAATTGCAGCTTCCATCCGAGAGTTTGGATTCACCAATCCCGTTCTGATTGATGCCAACGGGACGATCATAGCCGGTCACGGTCGAGTTCTGGCGGCAAAGAAGCTTGGATTGATCGAAGTCCCGTGTCTTCGGCTCGGTCACCTGACTTCATCGCAAATCCGAGCTTACGTCATCGCGGACAACAAGATCGCGCTCAATGCCGGTTGGGACGATGAGATGCTCAAAGCCGAGTTGCTAACCCTACAGGAAGATGGGTTCAACACGGATCTCACCGGATTCTCTGACGATGAACTCAACGCTTTGCTGACCGTTGAGACCGTAGAAGGCGAGACTGATCCAGACGAAGTTCCAGAGGCTCCAATTGAGCCAATGACTAAGCTCGGAGACATCTGGATTCTCGGGAATCACCGGCTTATGTGCGGAGATTCCACAAGCATTGATGCCGTCCAAAAGCTCATGGATGGATCAAAGGCTGATATGGTGTTTACAGATCCTCCTTACAACATTGCCAGCGAAAACAAAGGCATTGCAGCAAATGTTAGCAAATCCCATCAAAAGCTAATGGATTCAGATTGGGACAAAGGATTTGATTTCTCAGAAATCGAAGGATGCATTCTTTGCTCAATCGCAGATGACTGTACCGTGTATATCTCAACGTCACATCATTTAGCTGGATCAATCTGGCAATGGATGAAGAGTTGGAGTGATCACAGCAGTTGGTGTGTTTGGAGTAAGCCAAACCCAATGCCTTCATTGATGAAAAGGCATTGGACATGGAATGCTGAATTAATCTGTTACGCTACACGCGGAAAGCACACGTTCAACTTTCCAAGTGATGGACACGCGCTTTCGGTTTGGAGCATTACAAAGATAAACGGAAAAACTGGTCATCCAACTGAAAAGCCTGTCGCTGTTCCTGAACACGCAATTATCCACAGCAGCAAAAACGGTGACATTGTTTTAGACCTATTCGGCGGCTCCGGAAGCACTCTAATCGCTTGCGAGAAAACCGGACGCAAAGCTCGATTGATGGAGCTAGATCCGAAGTATTGCGACGTCATCGTAAAACGATGGGAGGATTTCACCGGCAAGAAGGCTCGTCTTGAAAAGCCAGAATCCAATGATTGAAACACTCGAAATCCACAAACCAAGAGGCATTGAAGCTCTGCGTCAGAACCGAATCGCACTCAACGCCATAGAATCGCAGACCAATTTCCGAATGATTGGTTTGCCGGACACGGAGCCGTCTCGGATTGATGGCTTCGTCTATGATACCAACGCGGGAGTGATTGTCGGAAGCTACGAGATCAAGTCTCGGTTGTATGATCTGCAAAAGCTCCAAACGACGTACAAAAACAAGTGGATGATTGATTGGTCAAAGCTTCAAGCGGCACTTGAAGTGACCAAGCATACGAAGCTTCCGTTTTACGGAGTGCTGCACCTGAAGCCGGACAATCTGGTGATGATGGTCGAAATCTTCAACGCTCGCGCAACGTGGGCTTGCAACGTCGAGCTGTTGGATCAATGGAACGATGGGAGGCCAGAGAGAATGGCGTTTGTCCACATGGACTCGGCAAAGACATACAAGATCCGCCCGAGCAATGAGATCATCCAGACTCAGCTTTTCCGATGACCGATCTGGAGCGCGAAATCTTGGAGTTCCGGCGGCAGTTATGGAGGCCGACTCCACGGCAGTCTGTGGTTGAGTGGGCTGAATCCAACCTGACATTGACGCAACGACAGACCGAGCATCCCGGCCCATTCTCCACGGCTGTCCGACCATATTGCCGCGAGCCGCTGGAGACTTGGAAAGATCCGGCGGTCTCAGAGGTAACGCTCTGTTGGGGGAGTCAGACTAGCAAGACGACGACGCTCATGGCAGGTCTGGCGTGGGCAATCGACGTCGAACCGAGTCCGGCTTTGTGGCTAATGCCGTCCGAGAATTTGGCTCGGAGTTTCAGCAAGTCTCGGTGGCTGCCAATGCTTGAGGACTCACCAGCTCTTGTGGCTCGGTTCCCTGCGGATCGCGACCAGATCACAAATCTGGAGCAGCAATTTGACCGATGCACGTTGAGCTTTGTCGGTTCTAATTCACCGGCAAATCTGGCGTCCAGACCTGTCCGCATTCTGGTTGCGGATGAGGTGGACAAATTTGCGGAAGCGACCGCCAAAGAAGCCGACGCTCTGGATCTCGCGGAACAGCGGCTCAAAGCGTTCTCCAGTTCAAAAGCCTTTTTTACCAGCACTCCGACGACCACCGAAGGAAGAATCTGGCAGAAGTTCCTGCGTGGGGACCAAAGGTACTACCACATACCGTGTCCGCATTGCCGCGAGTTCATCCGGCTGGAATGGAAGCAGGTCACTTGGGACAACGCGAAGCTTGAGGACGGCAAGCCGGACTGGCAGACAATCCGGACTTCTGCTCACTACGTTTGCCAACTCTGCCATGGTAAGATCAGCGACAGTCAGAAGGTCGCTGGCTTGCGTCACGGCAAATGGATCTCCCACAACGTCGCCAGCATCCCGAGCGTCCGGTCTTATCACTTGTCGAGCCTCTATTCGCCAGACCGCAAATGCACTTGGGCAAATCTCGCGGTCGCCTTTCTGGAGGCCAAGAACTCCATGATGGGGCTGCAAAGCTTCGTCAACGGTATGCTCGCGGAACCGTGGGAAAACCAAGACTCGCAACCGGAGCGTGTGGAGGTCGTCTCGGACACCGAGATGCCAGAAGCTCGGAGGTATCTGACCGCAGACGTACAAGCTGCCGCTCCGTTCTTGTGGTGGGTCTGCCGCGAGTGGAGCGCCGGAAATTCGCGGCTGGTCGCAGCCGGTCACGCGGATGATTTTGCCGCTCTGCGACGGGTCCAACTGTACTACAACGTACACGACATGGACGTTGGCGTTGACTCCGGTTTCAACACCCAAGCGGTGTACGATGCTTGCGCTCAATACAGCCAGACCAGCAATGGCGCGATCAATTATCCATGCGGCTTGAGATATCCGCCGGAAGGAGGCTTGCGAAAGCCGATGCTTGTCGGTTGGTTGCCACTCAAAGGCCGAGAGAGTGGTGCGCGATTCACAAGCAAGACTGGTTCAATTCTTCCCTGCGGCATCACGACTTCGACGTCCATGCGAACCGATGTCGTCCAGCCGCTGATGATCTTTGACACAGAGCATCTTCGGGAAATGCTCCAGAAGCTCCGCAGAGGCAGCGAAAACCACTCATGGTCTGTTTGCTCGCTGCCAGCGCAACTCGACGCAGAAGGAGCGTTTGCGAGCGATGCCGATACCTATTGGAAGCACCTCGACAGCCATATTCTAAAGCCTACCGCCAACCGCGCTGGACGCATCAAGCATCTGTGGTTCAAGCGAAACACGCGCTGGCCGGACCACCTGCACGACTGCGAGATCATGCAGATTGCGATGGTAACGCTCTGGAACGATCTCATTCCAAATCCCGTTGTTGATACAACTGGCGGTTGACAAGCCGGACGCTCTGTGAATAGTCCGCCCGAGTGGTCACTTACACAGTAGCAACAAAGCGGTCTTACTTGCGTACCACTTACGCGAGCAAAGGCGCTTTGTCTCTGTTGGATGCGTTGACCGCAAAGCTAACCGTTTCCGCTAATGCTCTTGAGAGCGGCAATTTGGTTCGCCAAACGTCCTCTTCTGATGTCTCCGTTGAGTTCGCTGAACCCGGAAAGGGCAGCACAAGTCCCGGCGAGATGTTGGAAATGTGGGAGTCTCTGCTGAGTGACTACGATTACGCAGTCACGCTGTTGTCTGGCGATGGTATTACCAGCCCAACGGATGCCCAGATTTACGCAAAGATGCTCGGGTCAGTCCTTATTGCGACGACCCGTTATTATGGAGACTTCACGCAGTACCGGCGTGAGGCTACCGTTAGGATGAGCTAATG